TTATAGCTGCGTTTCCGCAGCCTGCTGCGGGTAGTCGTCCCATGTGCGGCCACGGAAGACGCGACCGTTCGCCTTCTTGTGGCGCTTGACGCCGTCCGCGCCCCAACCGCCCCACTGCTTGAAGAAGAACGCCGCGCCAGCGGCCTCGGCCTGCACCTGCACGTTGGCCACCCACTCCTCGCGCATCGGGCGCGCCTTGTGGCCTGATTCACCGCCGACGATGACCCAGTGGATGTCGCTCAGGTTGATGCGGCCCAAGTCCTCCAGCAGCGGCTCCACCGAGAGGAAACGGATGTGCGCGTCCACCTTGCGCAGATGGTCGATGCGCGGCACGCCGTACTTCTTGTCCTCCACCGATACGCCCAGCCACACGTTCTGCGGGCAAGCCCGGCGCGCGAAATACTCCGGCAGGCGCTCGGCGCGCTTGGTGAGGATTTGGTAGGTGTGGTGCGGCGTGGTCTCGATGATCGAGAACACGCGGTCGAGGAACTTGTCCGAAACAGCCTCGTGGAACAGGTCGCTCATGCTGTTCACGAAGTACGTGGTGGGCTTCTTGCGCAGCAGTGGCTGCTCTAGTCGGTTCTCATGCACGGTGAGCTTGAACTCGTTCTCGTAACCGGGCGCGCCCATCGCGTGCAGCCGCCGCGCCATCACTTCGGCATAGCAGTTCTTACAACCCGGAGAGACCTTGGTGCAGCCGGTGGTGGGATTCCACGTCTGCTCCGTCCATTCGATGGTTGATTGCGTTGCCATACGGCCTCCTATGTCATTGCGGCGCAGCGCCCGACGAACGGGCCTGCGCGTTTTCGGACGCGAAGGCGTCCACCAAGCGGGATAGCGCCGAGCGCACTTGACCCAATTTCGGATCGGCCAAGGATTCGCGCACGCGGTCGGCGAGCTGTTCCGCCGACGGCGCCGCCTCGCCCTGGGCGGTATGCACCAGACGCATACAGCGGTTGATGACGCTGATCGGCGGACTGGCCTTGCCCCGTTCGTACTTGCTCACCATCGACTGATCGACCTCCAGCAGATCGGCGAATTCCTTCTGACTGCGCCCATTGCGCGCCGCCCGGATGAGTTCTTCAACGCTCTCGAAAGCCACGATCTTGCCTATTCTGATAATTCATCTAAAGCATATTTTATCATGAATATGCTTGTTGTGCCTAGATATGGGCCATCAGCCAGCCGTGGCTTGCAGGATCAGGGGCGTCTCAGCCTCGCGCCGCGCCACGAGGCCGAGCAACACCTTCCCGCTGCCATAGACTCAGCGCCGCAGTTCAGGCTCAATGGTCTGCCCCACGGATTTCTCACCTCGCGGGGGCAGCCATCTCCCTGACCCACGCCTGCAACGCCCTCAGTTGCTCGGCGTTTTCGTGGCAGGACTGGTAGTTGCCTGCGACGGTTCCGGCGACGGCAGAGAGCGCAAGGCCTGCGGCGGGCGCATCAGCATCTCCGGCGGGCTTGAGCAGCTCACCGGCGGCGGCAGCGTCGTGCAGGCGCACAAAGCCACGGTTGATAGTGCAAGCAGCATCGGCTTCAACGGGCACATAGACGAGAACTTCCTTGATGATGGTGTCGCCCTTTTCGCGGACGACGCGGACGCGGTCGACGTACTCGGTGACGACCTTGACGGTGGTTTGCGCCTGACGTTGGCGAGTGGCAGCGGTCTGCAGGGTTTGTTGCTGGACGGCGGCATCCCACTGCGCTTGAACGCGGCTCGCGCCCTTCACCCAGCCGAATCCGATCAGCGCAACCGCCAGCGCAGCCAAGGCCAGTGGGCGATAAGGCCAAGGGATCAGCGTCATGGGGCACCTTCCCCGAGACATTGGCGGTACTCGGCTTGCCGACGTATGGCCAGCCCGCCGCAGAGCCGGGCATTGGCAGGCAGTGCACAGTCCTTGCCCTGGAAGAAGCGCCAGCGCAGTAGCTCGGCGCAGGCTCCGGCGTAGTCCTCGGCGTTGAGCTTTTTGACCAGCGTGGACTTGCAGAACGCGCTGCTGCCGACGTTGTAGGAGAAGCTCACCAGCGCGTCGTACTCGTGCTGGGCCAGGGGCACGGTGACGCATTGCTTCAATGCGCCCTCGAACTGCTGCATGTCGGTGAGCGCCCGGGCCAGCGCCTTCGGCGGCGTGATGGTGTCACCGATCTTCACGCCCGAAGTCGTGCCGAAGCCGATGGTCGGCACATCACCCTTGACCGGGATCACCGCGCGGTCGGTGTATCCCTCGTGCAGCACGATGCCGACCAGCGCGGCGGCGGACAGCGTCAGCGCGGCCACGGTTCTGCGTTGCGGTGGCCGGATCATCGGTACATCTCCGGCTGGGCGACGAGCCGTGCGATGGCCGCGCCGATGCTGGCGCTGAAGGCCAGCAGCACGAACACCCCACGCGGCAGCACGTCGCCGAACAGTGGAACCACCACTTCCGCCACCGTGAAGACGGCCGCGACGAGAGAGAAGCGAAAGCTCCATGCCCGACGCGCGACTCGCCGCCAGTCGTCCAACAGGCACAGTTGGCGCCGGGCACTCATGGCGCACCGCCCAGCAGCTTGAGCTTGATGGCGGCACCGACCAGCAACGCCGCCAGCAGGCCCGTGGTCAGCGCCTTGATGGTGGTCTGCCATGCGGTGCGGCGCGCATCGCGCCACGCTTCCAGCAGGTCACGCAGCTCGTGGATGTCTTTCGCGGCGTGGCCGTTTTCGAGGCCGAGATGGGCGAGGCAACGCTCGGCTCCACGCTCGGCGGCGCGTTCGAGCAGTTCGTCAAAGTCCTCGCGGCGCAAGAGCAGCATGTTTTCCACGAAGGCAGCGGGTTGGTTTTCTTCGGTCATTGGGGGGTCTCCAGAAATACGAAACCCGCCTGATGCACAGGGCACCAAGGCGGGTTCGGGGTTGAACAGAATGATGTGTGGGATTCAGATTTCGATGATCTCCAGCGTCAGGCTGGGCGCGACGCCCTCGATGGCGTCGTCGCGGACAAACACCTGCTGACCGACGACGGCACTGCCGCGCGCGCGGATCAGGCCGCCACCGGGCAAGGCCACGGTCGCCACGCCGTTGCCAACGTTGACCACCGTGCCCGCCTGCAGCGGAGGATCGGGGATGAGTTGGCGGAACTGGTCGTACAGGTTATGCATGGCTCTGCACCCCCAGCGTCTGCCAGACTTCGGGCATCCCGGCCTCGACCTGCGTGGAACGCACGACGCCCAGCCGGGTGACGCTGCCGTCCTGGTACTCGACGAAGGCCCCCGGCTCGATGATCCCCGTCTCAGTCAGCACCGGCAGGCGCAGGCTGACTTCGATCTGCGGCCCGGTGTCGGCCAGCAGCGCGATGCCACGCTGGCGCGCAGCCACCACATCGGTGATCAGCGCATCGACCACCATCGGGGCCAGAACGTCACCGGCTGTTCCTGCGCGCGTGACTTGGCCGAGCACGCCCACGTCCTGGCCCGAGACGAACACCCGGTTGTACGCAGGCTTCTCGATCCAGCGCAGCGACTCGCGGGCGACGGCGTCCACCGGCAGCACGAAATCCGGTGTGACGCTGGCCCACTCCCACGGTGCGACCGGATAGCGGTGCCGCACGCGGATGCTCTGCGCGGACGGATGCGGGATCAGGTAGCCGCCGACGGCACCGGCAATGGTGGTCAGTGCCTCGATCCACGTTCCTTGCTGGACGAACACGCCTGCCGGGACGTTCCAGTCCGCGAGACCCCAATCGATGTCCCAGCCCAGCGGGATGCCGTTGAGCGTGAGCACGTCGTCCATCATCTGCCGGGCGGTGCGCGCCTGCGGCTGCTGGAAGTTCATCACTGGGGCGTAAGGCGCGGCCAGCACGGCGTTGCGGCCCCGGCCCGAGACGCGGATGCTGGCGTCGCCGAAGCTGCGCTCGCGGCTGATGCTCTCGGCCAGCACGCGGAACTGCGTTCCGTTGACGCTGGCCAGCAGTTCGACCGGGCCGGAGGCGTTGCCGGGCGCGACCAGGGTTTCCGCCGTGGCGGGCAGTTGCGCGTCGAACCCCCACGTCCAGGACGCGGCGTCGAGCGACAGTGACAGGTTGAACACCGGCACCGGCAGACCATCGGGCAGCCGGTGCAGGGTCACGTTGTTGATCACGAAGTACACCCTCCGAATGGGAACGACCACCGGCTCCCCATCGGGCGGGTCGCTGTGGTTTGCGCAGAAGAACAGCAGGTGTGCGTCGGACGGGGCCAGTGCGGCGAACAGTAGATGGCCGTTCGGCGTGTAGCAGTGCGGCGGCTCGGGCGGCTCCGGCACGATCCAGACGCTGATGCCCGGTGGCGGGCGCATCGCTTCCTGGTACCTGCCGCGCCAGCCTACCGGCCACTGAGTCGCGCTCTGGAAAGCGCTGGCCCGGCACTGGGTCAGTAGATTCGCGTTCTGCCAGCGGGCCAGCCGACCCACGCGCTTGGTGCGATCACCGTCCTGATGCGCAAACCGAGTGGCGTCGCGCAGCCCGGTGGCGTTCTGGAACAAGCCCGTCCGGATCTGCGCGGTGGCGGTCGCGTCCTGATGGCCGAACCCAGTTGCGCCGTGCAGCCGCGTCGCCTGCTGCTGGCCCGCACGGCGCTGCATCGGCAAGGCTAGCAAGACCGGCGGCAGCCGGTGCGCGATGCCATGCGCCGACACGTTGCCGCGCTGCCAGCGCGCGCCCCAGCCTGCGATCGCAGCCGTGGCGTCTTGTTGGCCCCACGTCGCGCCGTCTTCCGTTTGCGTGGCCTGTTGCCACGGGTGCACCGTCTGGCCCACCGTGGGGCGCTGGGTGCGGGAGGCGTAGCGCACCTCGCCGGTCAGCACCACGCCGGGCAGACTGGCGGTGCCGACGTGCAGCGGAACGCTGGGTCGTAGGATCAGCGTACTGACCGTGAGGCTTGGCAGCGCTGCCAGCACCTCCAGCCGCGCAGGCGGGATGAAGTGGATGCTGCCGACTGGCAGCGGCAGCGTGGCCTGCACCGCCATATCGTTGCGCGGCGGCACATAGTCTGCGCCAAAGACCAGATCGGCATCCTGCGCGGCGGGCCGGTCGAACGGCAGATCGACGTTCTGCCCGGAGTTCGTTGGCATCATTCATCCCACGCATTCAGCCGAGGATCGCCGACACCATCCGGGCGTCGCCGCCCAGATAGAGATTGGCACTGGCCAGCTTCACGTCGCCGTCGCCATCGGTGCCGCTGCAATCGAGGTCGAGCGCCGTCATCTCGTCGCCGTTGACCAGCCGTGCCCAGGTGGCGATGCCCGTGACCATGATGAGGCCGTCTTCCTGCTGCGTGAGCGTCAGCAGTCCGCCTGCCACCGTGCCTGCGGGCTTGGTGAGCGCGATCTCGACCAGCATCGCGCTCGTGGGTGTCGCGGACGGATTGGGCGGCCGCGCCCCACCGTAGATGCGCAGGCGTGCCGGGTTGCTGCCCGCGTCGAGGAAGGACAACGTGCCCGCCAGCCGCGCCTCGTTGTGTTCCTGCGTGATGGCGACGGTCATGGCATGGCCTCCGGCCGGAGCCTGTCGGCGATGACGGCGCGGTACATCTGCTGGTAGTCGGTGCTGATCACGGTATAGGTCTGCGCGCGGTCGAGCCGCTCGAAGCGGTAGTTGCCTGAGGCGTCCGACCAGGTGTCGGCCACCAGCGTGTGCGTGTTCTCGCTGTAGAGCAGCACCTGACGCACCAGCGGTTGGTCGGGTGAACCCTTCTCCTTGACGGTGCCGCTGATCTGGCCGTCACCGCCGAAATGGATGTTCCGGCGTGCGCCGGGTAGGCCGCGAAACTGGCGCGGATGACTGCCCGGCTGATTCCACTGATCGGAGTTCGGGCTGTGCCAGCGGGCCAAGGCAGCGGCATGAACGCCGACTGGCGGGCCTGCGAGCGCAGCGCGGCAGGCGGTCTCCAACGCACGCAGGTCGGCAAGGCTCGGTGTCCCCGACCAGAGCCCGGCGGCGTAGAAGCGCTCGCTACCGCCGATGTTGTATTCGTTGCCGTCGGCGTAGTAGCCGATGCCGCCTACGGTGTCCGCCACCCACGCGCGTGCGAAGGCCGCTCCTGCCCAGTCGTTGTTCAGATAGACGCGGGCGCTGGACGGGCTGACCACCAGCGCCATGAACTTGGGCGTACCCCAGGCTGGCCCGCTGCCCACCTGGCCGCCCGTGCCATTGGCGTACTGGTAGATCGCCCCGTTGGATTCCTGATCCAGAAAGTAGCTGCTGCTGTCGCCGAGGGTCTTGTAGAACACCAGCCCCCGGCTGACGTGCATCACGAAGCCCATCAGCACGAAATCGCCGGACAAAGACATCGACATCGCCAGCGGCCACGGTTTGTCCTGCCCATACAGCCCGTGCAGGGGAAATGGCGTGGCCACGCCGCCTTGCACGGTGATGGTGTTGCCGCCGACCTGATCCTGCAGTTGCCCATCTGAAAAATGCAGCGCGTCCCACGCCGCGACCGGCGTCAAGGACGCCACGCTGTCCCACCACGCCACGGCTTACCTCCACGGCCCGGTGATGTCGAAGGCGATCTGCGCCCCTTCGGTTTCCGAGCTGTACTGCGTCCTGACCAGCAGGAACTTCTTGCCTGCCTGGCCCACCACGTTGTCGACGATGGTCTGGTCGCTGTAGGGCCGATCCTGCGGCATCCAGTGCATTCCCGGCATCAGGCCGCGCATATGGCCCGACTCCTCGCGCACGTAGGTCGGCAACAGCCACAGGCTGAAGTCTGGCCCGTTCGGAAACGGCATCGGCCCGTGTCCGCAGACTTGGCTGGAGTTGTTGGTGTTCAGAGATGTCAGCCCGAAACGCACCGGGTTGCCGAGCTGGGTGTGATTGCGCAGCAGCGTCTTGCCTGTGAACTCTAGCGACTGCGTGAGTCCGTAGCCGTTGAACTGGCCGGGATAGCTCCAGTAGTTGCTCATGCCCGAGTAGTTGTCGTCGGCACACAGCACCGTGGCGTATGCGTCACCGGGTTTGAAACTGATGAGGTCGCCGAAGCAATAAGCGTTGCGCCCGTACCAGTTGTATCCGGCGGCATTGGTGACGAACAGGAAGAACAGCCGGTCGTCGCCAATGAGCACCCAATTGCGACCACCCGTGCCGCCGTCGCCGTTGCTCTCGTACTGGTTGCTCCGAGCGTGGTACCACTTGTACCAACCCCACTGATTGGCCGCGACCTGTTTCCAGTTCTGCGTCGGGTTGTTCGGGTCGAACGGGGCCTGCGCGCCGACGATGGTGTCGATGTCCGACAGCCCTTCGACGATACCGACGTTGGCCCACTTGGCCCAGGTCGTCGTGTAGCCGGGCGTCTTGAGGTCGTCGTCGATCAGCAGCAGGTTCTGCGGCGAGGCCGGGTTCTGACTGCGGTAAGCCGCCTTGTTCATTCCCGCAAACGCCTTTTCCCAGCCCAGCGGCGCGACCTTGGCCGAGAGGCTGGTGGCGCTGGTCGCGGGCGATGCAGGCGTGCCGGTCACCGCGTAGGTGAAGGTGGTCGCAGTAGTGGCGATCACCCTCACCTCGCCGTTGTATTCCGGCTGGTCGGCCCCGGCGATTTCCACCACCTGCTCGGGCCGGTAGGCATGGCCCGCGCTGATGCTGGCAGTGGCAACGCCATCGGCGCAGGTCAGCGTGTCGATGGCCTTGAGCGCGAAGCCGTTGACGAGGCAAGCGTCGAGCATCGTCACCAGATCGCCCCAGTTGTTGGCGATCTGCGGCGCACCCGTCATGCCGCTGTTGAAGTATTTGACGGTGAGGTCGGTCATTGCGATGGCTCCCCTGGATCAAGGCGTATCCACGTCGCCACGGATCAGCAGCGTGAAGTGGTCGTCGGGCACGGATTCCGGCCCCTGCTGGACGGTGCGCACCACCCAGACCGGGAACTGGCTGCCGATGGTGTTGAAGCGCAGCACGTTCCCCGTGGCCCAGCCGTTGCCCCAGCCCAGCGCGGGCAGACGGAAGTACGGCACCCCGGTGGCCGGGTTGTTGGGCGCGCAGTCGGCGCTGGTGTTTCCGGTGGCGATGACGCCTACGTTCTCGCCGATCACCTCGAACGAAGTGCTGTTGGTCATGCGCACCACCCAGCGCTCCGTGAGCGCGCCGCGATTGGTGACGGTGATCGGGTATTGCGTGTGATTGAAGGTCGCGGTGGCGGCGCTGCCCACGAGGTCGTCCGACCAGCCGCCGTTCCAGCTGCTCTGGTCGAACACGAGGTTCACGCGGGCGAACAGGTCACCGGCCACCAGCGCGCTGGACACGAAGCTGCCGGACAGCGGATCGCCCACACTGGCCAGCGGGTACTGGTGCGTCAAAGGCCGCGTGAAGCTGATTTCGCCGCTGATCTGCACGTCGCGCACCACGGCCATGTCCTCGATGCGGTGCTCGACCGTCACGGGCTGGCTGTAGCCCGCGACATTGGTGAAGGTGACGGTTCCCGCTTCCAGATCGGTGGTGTAGCCGCTGTGGATCACCACGCCGTCGTGGCCGACCACGCGCACGCGCGACAGGCGCACGCGAGCGCAATCGATGGTCTGGCCGTTGCTGACCGACGCGGTGATGCGCCCGGTGTGGCCGACCACCGCGAAGCCCCCGGGCCGGAAGATCGGTACACGTCCATCGCTGGGCAGGCGCACGGGGTCGATGCCCAGCAGCGCCGCGTCCAGCGGCAGATAGCTGTAGGCGACGGCGCTGTAGCGCAGGCTGCTTGCCGCCACCGGCTCGGGCCGGAACACCTTGCCGTCCGGGCGCACGTTCTCGGCGTCGAACCACGGCTCGCTTTCATGGCCCGCCGCCGTGACCAGGGTACCGAAACGCACCCGCACGAGGCCGGTGTCGTAGTCCACGCTGCCGCTGACGCCGGATGCGGAGATCGTGCCGTCGATGCCTGCGGTGACCGTCTGCGTGCCGCCCACCGCACGGGCGAACTGAATCGACAGCGACCCGGGCCGCAGCGGAGCCGCGCCAGTGCGAAACACATACTCGCTGGAGATGTTCTCGCCGACCGTGGTCACGCAGCTGGCGCGCGTGATGCTGTTGGCCGCGCCCGCCGACCAGGACGTGAGCGCGACCGTGCCCGACAGGTAGTTGATGCTGCCGCGCGTGACCCAGCCGCTGGGCGTGAACTCGCGCAGCGTGCCTTGGCCGTTGTCGCCCCAGGGCTGGCTGCCTGCGATGGCGAGCAGCACGCTGCCCGTCACCACTTGCGCGTTGACACCGGGCACGAGACGGAAGCTGGGCGCGAAGGGAAAGGTGTCGGTGTGATTGCTGGTCGAACCCGCGCTGTTGTAGCGCAGCTTGACGTAGCCGGACTCGTCGTTCGGGTACAGCGACGGCGCATCCACGTAGGTGATGCCGCTGTAGTTCAGGCGGAACATCTGGCCCACGCCGTTCGCCCAGCCCAGTTGCTGCGTGCCATAGACGGGGCGCGGAATCTTGACCGTGACGTCCGGCTGGAACTGCACCGCGCCAGTGGCGTAGTTGACACTGCCGATGACGACGCCGGAGCGCAGCACGTTGCCCGCGCCGTCGTCACGCGCGTACTGCGTGGGATCGACGCCGTTCCACAGGCCCAGGCCCATCGCCTGAATCTGCTGCTGCGTGTAGACGCCCAGCACGGTGGTGTCGGTCAGCGTGTTCCATTCGATCTCCAGCGAACCCGGCTCGATGGAACCCAGCGTGGCCGCCACCGGCACACGGCCCAGCCCGTCGCGCGAGGGGTGTGCGAAAGCGTCCTCCTGCTTGGGGCCCGCGACGTAGTCCACCGTCAGCAGCGCGCCGACCGGCGGCAGCACGTTGGGCGCGAAGCTCAGGAGGTTCTGCGCGACGTTGAGTTCGCCGGTGGCGCTGGCCGTCAGCGCGCCGGAGGTGGTGGCAGAAGCCGTGCGCGTGCCGGTTCCGCTTTCGTGAGGCCATGTGACGGTCAACGTTCCCGGCTGCACGCTCTTACCCTCGGGCGGTGCAAGCAGCATGGTCTGCGACGCCTTGAGCGTGGCGGTCGGCTGCTGGGTCTCCTGCGTCGGCACGTTCCAGGTCAGGATCAGCGACGAGCCCACGTCGGGCAGCGCGCCCAGCGTGACGACGAACGCGCCGGTGTTCTTGTTGAAGGTGCCCGCGCCGTAGCTGGCATCCAGCCCCTTGAGCGAGCCGTTGCCGCTATCCGACAACACGTACCAGCGGCCCTGCGCCATGTAGCTGATCGTGAGCGTGCCCGGTTGCGGCACCGGGTTCACGGTGCCGACGTAAGATTGGCTGCGCGACTCGGGCGTGACCGGGATCTCCGAGCTTTGCGGCGCACGCTGCAACTGCGCGGCAGGCGTGTAGGTGATGGACTTGCTGCCCGACATCGCGCCGGAGTTCAGGCTCAGGATGCCGTTGGCGTAGTCGATGGTGCCGAGCGTGCCGCTGGCGGTCTTGAGCAGGCCCGCGTCGTCGAAGATGGTGACGCCGCCGGTGACGATGGACAGCGACCCCGGCAAGCAGCCGCCCGGCAGGTTGAAGTTGATGCTTGTCGTCCAGGCGTGGCTGGCGCTGTAGCTCACCGGCGCGGCACCGGGCACGGGCAGTCCGGCTGCCGCATACGGAGGCGCGAACGAGATCGGTGTCTCGGTCTGCGCACTGGGCACGAGCTGCGTGTAGATGGACGCGCCCTTGACGGTGAAGTCGCCCACGGCAGCGGCCTGCACCAGCGGCACCACGCCGACGTAGGTGCCCGCGTCGGCGACGACCGTGTCGCGCGTCTTGGTGGCGTTGGCCACCCGGGTGAACGTGCGGCTGGCGGGCGAGCCGGTGAAGTCGAAGCGCAGCGCGTCGCTGATCGCCACCGTCACGACGGCGGCGCGGTAGTCCTGATCGGTGTTGTAGGTGAAGCTGCGCTCGACCACCGACACGGCGGTGGCGCGCACGTACTGCTCCTTCTGCGTGGGCAGGTTTTCGTTTTCGATGAGGACGAGGGTCTGGCCGACGTTGGGCACGGCGTCGCTCAGGCGCTGGAACAGCTGCACCACGCGCTGGCCCGCGATGTGGTTCTCGAACAGGTAGCCCGCCCATTCGGGGCCCTTGTTGAGATAGGCTTCGATGCGCGTCTGCGCCTGCTCGCGGGTGTCGAAGGTCTTCTTGGTGGAGAACAACGTGACGCTGACGCGCACGTCCTGCGGCGGTTCGGCCACGATGACGTTGGCCCCGAAGTAGGTGTCGGTGTCGTCGGTAGCGACCTGCACGAAGGTCTTGCGGAGGTTGACGCAGCCCCCGGCGCGATCCAGTTCGGAGATGTCCGGGAAGATGGCGTTGGACACGCCATCCGCGATGGTCACGCCCGTGGGCGCGCCGCCGCCTTCGGGCACGTCGGCCATCACGGCGGACTTCAGCAGTTTGACGTCGCCGGATTGGATCGGCATTTCACAACTCCAGGAATCGAAGGGTCAGGCGGTAACGGTCGGTGCTGGCCCGCGCCGGGATGCCCAGCACCGGCTCGGCCTCGACGGCGGTTTCAGCGTGGCGGAAGGCGACGATGAAGACGCGCGCATCGGCGAAGATGAGTTCGAAGCGGCCCGTCGTCGCACTCACCGGCGACGCCGCCCACGACCGGAGTTCTTCGACGGTGGCGCGCGTCACCCACGCCATATCGGGAGCGCCGACCAAAGTGATCGGGCGTCCTGCCTGCCGCGTGGCCGACTGGATCAGCAAGGCTCCGGTGATCAGGTAGGACGTGGAGGCCACGGCGGGTGACCACGCGTGCTCATCGCTCCACAGCAAGTCGTCCGGCAATGGCAGAGCCACCCCGGTGGCGAGGTTCTTCAGTTGCATCGGTGAACCCGAAAGAGGTCAGGCAGTGCGGGCACGCGCCGCGTCTAGCAGTTGCAGCAGGCGCGCTTCGTCGCGCGCATCGACGGTGGTGTTGACCCGCTGCGCGCCCGCCGCCAGTTCCACGCGCACCGTGCGCGATGGCGCGCCGTCGGCAGGCAGCGTGGGACGCGGCAGCGAAGAACCGATAGGCGACACGAGGCCGCCCGATGCGAAGCCCTGGATGCCCGCCATCACATGCCCGGCCAGCGCCTGCGCCGGGGCGCTCAGGTTGTTGATGGCCTCGAGGAAGCCCACGCCCAGGCGCGCGACCGCGCTGCGGTTGACCACGTACTCGCCGGGCGTAAGCATCGCGGGTACGGTGTCGGACTTCGCCAGGCCGCCTCGGGCGAAGAACTCGCCGTCGAGCGTTTCCATGTAGTCGATCAGGTCGCGCTCGAGGTCTTTGCCGTAGATCATCGGCTGGGCCATCGCAAAGCGCCAACGCTGCTTGATCTGGTCGAGGCTGGCGCGCTCATTGGCGGTGAGCGTCTTTCGGTCGATCATCTTCTCCAGCGCCGAGCGATCCTGGCGGGCCAGCGGCTGCCAGTACGCGAAGGTCTTGCTGCGCGCATCCAGGCTGCCGCTGTAGCTGATCTGGCCCAGGCCCTGCAGCCCGAGGTCGATCATCTTTTCGGCTTCGACCACATCGCGGTTGCGCTTGGGCTTCTGCGGCGTCACCGGGCCGCCCTTGGCGAAGTGGGCGACGCCGCCCGTCGCCATGCCCGCCAGCCGTGCGAGCGCGCTGCCGCCGTACTTTTGCACCGCCGCCTTGCGGATCACGAAGGCACCGGCGTCCAGCGTGCGCGGCACGGTGTCGTGGTGGCCGGAGCCGGGCACGGAGCCGCCTGCCATGCGGGGGAAGGCCGGAGCCACCGCGCCGCCGTCGGCAAAGCGCTGCACACCACCGCCGACCAGCCCGCCCGTGGCGTTGACCTCGACCTTCTGGACGTAGATGGTGTGGGTGCTGCTGGTGTTCGCGCCGTTCAGACTCATGATCTCGGCGCGCGCCGCATCCGCGTTGGTCGAGACCTGATGGCGCGACTCGGTCTGGATGCGGTTCAGTGCGTTGATCATCCCTTCGACGTTGGTGATCGCCGCCTGTGCCTTTTCGGTGGCGACCTTCAGTTCGAACTGCGCGTTCTGGTCGGCGTAGACCTTGAGCCGCTCGAGCGCCTCCTTGGCCTTGGACACATCGGCATCGACCGGCAGGGTCTTGCCTTCCTTGAGCAGAGCCTCGTATTCCTTGAGCTTCTTCTCCGCTTCCTGTAGGTCGGCCTGGATCTGCAGCAGGTACTGCTTCTCGGCCAGCGCCTTGTCCAGATCGGCGATGGCCTTGTCGAAGCGCGCGGTGTCCGCATCGAGCGTGACCTTCAGGCCATCCTTGAGCTTGGCGGTGATCTGGTCGATCTGCGTTTGTGTCTGCTCCAGCGTCTGACGGATCTGGTCGCGTGCCGACAGTGCCGCCTGGGCCGCCGTCTGGTGTGCCTTCGCTTCGGCGTCCAGCGCTTTGTTGAGGATGTCCTCGGACTGGCGGATGCGGTCGATGGCGTCTGCCACGCCCTGCTTGCCTTGTGCTGCCTGCGCATCGGCCTCCTTGGCCTTCTGCGCCAGTTCGGCGCGCAACTGCTCGGCCTGCCGCATCAGATCGGTGGCCTGCTGGTACTCCTGGCGGCGGTAGGCGTCGCGCGACTGCGCTTCGAGTTGCGTGACCTGCGACACCGCTTGCTCAGACTGCTTGCGCGCTTCCTCGGCGCGCTTGGCCTCGCTGGTCTGGCTGCTGGCGACCTGCGCCGCCATGTCCATCGCCTTCTGCGCGAGTTGACGAGCCTGCTCCAGTTCGCCGTTGGCCAGCGCGCGGCGCGCCTGTTCCTGCATCTCGGCGATCTGGCGCTTGCGATCCTCGGTGGCCTCGTACTCCGTCATGCCCTGACGGCGGATGTCGCGGATGCGCTCTTCCGTCGTCATCGACAACTGCCGCTTGGCCGCCTCGATGCGCTGGATTTCGGCCAGATGGCGATTGGCCTCGGCGTTGAGCGCATCGACGTGCTGGCGGTATTCGGAGAGCGCCTGAGACAGCGTTTGCCGTTTGGTGACGAGGATGTCGTTCTCGACGCGCTGCACATTGGCGGCACGTTCGGCCTCGGTCTGGCCCTGGCGCGCAGCGGCGTCCTTGCGTGCCTGCGTTTCCTGGTCGATCAGTAGCAACGTGTCGGTCGTGGCCTGACGGCGCAGCGTGGCCTGCTGGGTCAGAGCGTCGGTGAGCAGTTGCGTGGACTTCGTGATCTTGGCGGTTTCGGACTGCTGGGTACGCTCCAGTTCCGCCTTCTCCTGTTCGTAGCGGGCCTTGACAGCCGTGATCTGCGCTTGCAGATTGGCCTCGACGATGGCGGTGAAGCCCTTGTAGGCCTCGGCCATCTTGGCGGTGGCATCGTTGACCACGCCCTGGGCCTTGCCCACCGCCTGTTCGACCTCGCCCAGACGGCCCTTGAGTTTCTCCAGCGCGCCGTGGACGGCCTCGATGCCGCGCCCGACCGCCTCCTGTGTGCCCTGGCGCACGGCTTCGAGCCGCTTGGCGATTTCCTCGGCAGCGGTCGCGGCGGTATCCATCGCGCCCTTGGCGGCGTTCGCGCCTTCGGTGGCGTCGGCATACATCTCGCCGAAGATGCGGTTCATCTCGGCCAAGCGCTCCTCGTGGCGCTTCGTGGCCTCGGCGATGGTGTCGGTCGTGAAGATGGCGGCGAACATCTCCCACTGGTAGCGCAGGTGCTCGACACCCTTCATCAGCACCTCGACCATGAAGATGCCCGCCTTGCGGACGATCTCGAACTTCTCCGACAGCCAGGTCCCGATTTCCCAGCCGACGATGGCCGCGCCGAGCACGCCGAAGGCCACGCGCAGCTTGCCGACAGTGGCGATGGCGTTCGACACGGACAGGTTTGCCGTCGCCCACGCCGCCGCCGTGGTGCTGGCCGCCGTCACCGCCGCTGCGCCCGCCGTCTGCCACGCGATGATCAGCGCCGGGATCAGGCGGTAGACCAGCACCGCGAGGCCGACCTCGGCGATGCGCGTGAGCCACTTCATCACGGTGTCGAGGTTGTCTGCGAGCCAGGTCAGCGCCTGCGCCAGCTTCTGGGTGAAGCCGGTCGATTCGTCGAGGCGGCTGATCCACTGGCCGAAGGCGTTCGCCAGCCGGGTGAAGGACTGGCTGACGGTCATCGGCAGTTGCGCGTACTCGGCGGCCAGCTTGTCCTTCTGGCTCATCAGCGCGTTGACGACCACATCGGCGGTCAGGCGGCCTTCCTCGGCCAGCTTGCGCAGACGTCCGATGGGCACGTTCAGGCCATCGGCAAGCGCCTTGGCCAGACGAGGGCTGTTCTCGACGACCGAGTTGAATTCCTCGCCGCGCAACACGCCCGAGGACAGCGCCTGCCCGAACTGCAGCAGAGCCGACTGCGCCTCTGTGGCCGACGCGCCGGAGATGCGCAGCGCCTGCGAGATGCTCTCGGTCAGCGTCAGCGCGTCCTGCTGCTCGCCACCCAGCATCCGCACGGCCTGCTGCAGCTTGCCGTACAGCGTGGCGGTTTCCTGGATCGGTACGCCGATGCGCTGGGCGATGGCGAACAGTTCCTTCTGCGCAACCGTGTACTCACGCTGGCCTGCGGTGGCGAGCTTCAGGCGCGCGGACATCATGTTCCACGCATCGGCAATCTGGACGATCTCCTGCAGCTTGCCGCTGGCCCAGTTGATGGTCAGGAAGGCCAACAGTTGCGTCTTGGCCTTGGAAATCTGATCGCCGAAGGCGTTCATGCCCGCCTTGACTTCGGCCACCCCAGCAGCGGCCTTGTCGCTGGCGGATTTGGCGCTGGAGCCGAAGCCGCCGAGGCTGCGCTCGGCATCGTTGATGGCGCGCTTGAGCCCCTCGTCCGCGCCTTCGAGCGCGACGAGGACGGAAATGCGGTTCGCCATCGTCAGTCCACCTGCCGCAACTGCTTCTCGATGGCCGCCGACAGACGCGGAATGCGCCCGGCCACCATGCGCTCGACGTTCAGGCGCTTCTTCAATTGCACGCGCGGCACCAGCACGGCGATGGGCACATCCGCGCCGCGCTTGAGTTTCTTGATGCCTTCGGCCTTGCGGTAGCGGCGCTTAAAGCCTGCCAGTGGCCGGTCGTGTTCCTTGATGTTCTCGGCCATCAGCACGAGGTTCCCCTTGGCGTTCTTGATGAAATACGCATTGCCGCCGCGCATCAACTCGGCGATCTGCGCCTTGAAGCGTTTGCGGCCCACACGCCCGTGCAGTGGGATCAGCATCCGCCCGCCGATCTGGCCGCCGTGCTCATGGATGCCCGACCACGGGATGCGCGAGCCGACGTAGAGCGCGGGCAGCCGGTTCTTGTCCTTGTCCAGCACCTTGGCGGTGAAGCCTTTGACGAAGGACTTCTTGACCACCGTCATCTGGCCCGCGACGTGACTGCGCACGTCCTGCTTCAACTCGGTGGCCTCGCTAGCGATGCCGCGCGCGACCGCCTTCTGCACCTTCTCGCGGAACTCGCCGCCCCATCGACGCAACTGCGCCTGCGCGGCCTTGCTATCGATGCGAACCGAGATGCGCATGGTCTTGAAGCCTGTCGAGGGTCTGGTCGAGGTGGCGCGAATCACCGCGCGTGCCGATAGCAATCAGCGACAGGAGGTTCGCGTCGCGCGCAGCATCGGCGCGCACGGTGGCGGCGCTGAAGCCGCGCATCTGCGCCAGGGTGTAGTCGAGGATGTCGGGCAAGCGGTGGCCGTGGGCGATCAGGTGCTGGACGGCGTCGAACCAGCCGTGACCGCCACCGCGCTGGTCTGCGCGATCAGGCCGTCGAGCCTTGGCATCACCGTCCGCGTAAAAAAATCTGCGTTGACCTCGATCACCTTGGCTGCCAGCAGGATGGCCTGGTCGGCGTCGAGCGCATCGACCCATTCGCGCGGTTTGCCGACGGCAATCGACACCGCCGTCAGCAGGTCGTCGCCGCGCTCACCGAAAAGGGCCAGCCAGTCGATGCCGTCGCCCCCGAGGTACTGCATCACCGGCGTGATGGCACGCAGGAAGGCGGGCAACTGCCCGACCTTGAGCGGCCTGATGGCCAGTGGCTCGCCGTCGATGACCAGTTCCACGGCCTGCGGAACGAGTGCGTCCAGATCGCTCATGGCACGCTCCTTCACAGCTGCACGATGCGGCCGAACTGGCCCAGCACCGCGTCATAGGGCTTGGTGTTGTCGGCGAGCAGCGAGCCTTCCAGCTCGAACTTGTTGTACTCGTCCGAGATAAAGGAGATTTCCTTCAAAGGATCGAAGGCCACGCGGTACAGCTCGACCAGCACCTTGGCGTTGCCCTGCGCGGTGTTGATGCCTTCCAGCCGAAGGAAGCGCTCCGGCAGCGCCTGCGTGAAGATGCCGATCTCGGTGGCCGCACCGTAGGTGTAGGCGGCCTTGAACGGTGCGGTGAAGCCGGTGGTATCCAGAAACTGGAGGGCACCGAAATCGGTGTCCACCGTGTAGTGCGTGCCTGCGGTGAGCGTCGCGGGCGTGCCTGCCGAATCCGTGATGACCACCGCCGACACCTTCGGATGCGCGAAGAAGTAGCGGTCGCCGATGATGGGCGTCGCGCCACCGACGGTTTCAGCGGTGACAGAACCGGTGCTGCCGGTGACATGGTTACCGTAGAGCGCCAGCGCGAGGTTTTCCTTGGTGAATTCCTCGATGGTGAGGTTCACCGTGGCCGACTTCTGCTTGACCATGCGATGGTCGAGCGATCGCTGGCCGGTCTGGCTTTCGTAGTGCTCCAGCACGTCGGTCTTGAGCGAGAGCTTCAGCTCGGCGACGTTGCCGGGCGAGCGCACTTCGATGGGCTGGCCGGATTCGTCGCGTTTACCGAGGAAGACGCGGCCCTGAAAACTGGCGTAGGTGCTCATGATTTGGATTCCTTGCGTTGAACGGGTTTGGGATCGGCGTCGATGCGGGCGGCGGCGGCGGACGGCTCGGTGACGTGCCGGGCTATGCCGTTGGCGACCAGCCAATCGGCAGTGCCGCCATCCACATCGAGCCGTTCGCCTGCCTTGAAGGACTTGCCCGCGTGCGTGTGCGGGCGTGTCAAGACGATTGAGGTCATGGGTGTCATCCAGTGGTTGAGAGATCGCTGGCCAGCGTCCGGTAGGTGATCGCGTAGCGCGCCGGAATCGCGGCGGCCACCGCGTCGGCGTCTTCCACGTCCCACTCGCATTCCTGTTCGCGGATGCCGAGGCAAAGACCGCCCAGATTCCCGTCGGCCAGCAGCGCGGCGTGGGTGGCGGTGAGCAGCCGGTCGGCTTCGGTTTCCGGGATGGCAGGCGGCACGGCGCGAGCTAGCGCGACGAGGCGGACGGTCAACACGCGTGTCACGCGGTCGTTGGCGCGTTCGGTGATGGCATCGGATTCGGGGAACACCACCAGCGCCGGGCATTGCTCCCGGCTGATCGCCACCGTGGGCGAGCGGTGCAGCGTGGCTCCGAGCGTTTCCACCGGCGCGCGGACAGCATCAAGCACTGCGAGCAGAATCCGCTCGCGGATCGAGTGGGCGGACATGGCGTCAGAGCCGGGTGAGCTTGGCGCGCATTTCCGAACCGTCGCCGATGGCCCGGATGTCGCTCACCTGATAGCTGTGGCCGTCGATGACCACCACGTCGCGCACGGCCAGTCCATCGAGGCCCGACGCGGGATAGGTCATCGCGTAGTCGGTGCTCAAAGCCAGCCCATCGAGCACGGTGTCGTCGGGCGCAGAGAAGCCCACCTGCTGCGTCTTGGCCGGACTGCCCGCAGGCGTCCAGCGGCAGCGCACCGTCAGGCCCGCGTTGGCGGCAGCTGCATAGACCTGTTCGACGAGGCCCATCACGCCACCGTCAGCTTCACCAGCACACCGGGGCGATGGCACATCGGCAGCGGGTTGGACTGCGTGTGCAGATCGGTGCCACGGTCGAACTTGCGCGGTTCCTGCTTGGCGTACAGCGGCTGGCCGACCGTGTTGACGGTTTCGTTGAAATCCGCCGGTGCGAAGTAGGTGCCGAAGGTGTCGATGGTGCCCAGCGGGAAGGCGTGCGCCTCGCCAGCGGCGATGAAGCGGCGCACGGTGCCGTTGGCATCGGTGGCCTGGCCCCGGTACTCCTCGAAGGTGATGCCGCCGTAGGTGAAGCCGCGACGGATGTCGTTGATGAGGATCGCGCCGTTCTGCCAGTTCTCGAACGCCTTCTCGACTTTCGCGTGGCCGGTGAGCGCGGCGAAGAACTCCGGCGAACACAGGCAGTGGACGCCGTTCATGAACTCACCCTTGAGGTTGTCCTCGATGGTGGACAGCAATGTGCCGCACTTGGCCTTGACGTTGGTGCCCGCCGTGCCCAGTTCGAAGGACACCGCCTGCGGCGTGATGTCGAAGGCATCGAACAGATCGACCAGTTCGCTGCCGTCGGCGTCGAGGATCACGCCCTTGAGCGCGCCCATGCGCAGGTGCTCCAGCGTGATCGCGTGCTTATTGCGCATGGTCTCGAGATGGCGCGCGATGACCCCCGCGACCGTCTCGGTTTCGGTTTCCGAACCGAAGGCGCGGATGCCTTGCACTTCTTCGGGCAACACCACGTCATCGTGCGGGATGTGCGGCACGACGAAGGAGCGCAGATTGCGTTTGCCACGCTTGCCGACCGTGCCGGGCGAACCCGGGGGCAACGTGGGCAGCAGGTTGAGCACACCGTTCATTTCCTCGACGACGATCTGGCGCTGACGCACGGGTTTGGCGGGCATCAGGTTCAGTTCTTCGAGTCGCCCGTAGCGGTTGGGCAGGATGTTGATCGCGGCGGTCAGCGCCGCCATCGAGAACGCGGGATTGCCGAAGGGGTTGTTCATGGTCAGGCTCCTTGGCGGACGAGCACGCCCAGCGCCTTGAGCTGCGCCAAGGCGGTGAGTTTTTCGGAGTTGGTGATGGCGTCGGGCCACGCGAGCGCGTGGTCGGCGACGATGGCGTGACGCGCAACGACGAGGCCGTCATCGCGGTCGCCGAGCGACGCATCGCAGGCTTGCAGCAGCACGGCGGCGGCAACCTGTGTGCCGTCTTCGGCGGACGGGTCGATCTGCTTGTATTTGCCGGAAGCAGTGACGATGCCGAGCACCGTGCCCAACGGCAGGTTCTGGCCGGAGGTGACGGTGACGCGGTCGCGCGAGTAGAGGTTGGGCGCTTCGTACTTGAGCAGATCGCCCAGATTCAGCGGTTCGGCGAGGACGGGCATTTCAGATCTCCTTCTTGGCGGACTGCGCGGCGAGGTTCTTGGCCGCATCGATCAGCGCGTTGCTGGCGGTGGGACGCGCGGCGTCGGGCGTGATGCGGCTGCTGATTTCCGGACTGGCTTCGGCCTGTGCGGCGAGCAATCGGCTGCGCACCGTGGCGGGTGCGGTGTTGGTTTCGAGAAAGCCCGCGATCAGGTCGGTGCGACCGGCGAGCGTGCAGGTCTGCGCGATCTCGATGGCGTCGGCCACGCTCAACGTGACGGCGGCGGGCGGTTGAGGAGCACTGCCAGCAGGATCAGCAAGAGGCCGATCAAGAGCAGCGGGGTCGGTTCGATCATTCATCAATGACTCCTGGGGGTGGTTGCACAAAGGGCCCGCCCGCGTGGCAGCAGCCACCGGAGTCGGGTTGGGGGACAGGGATGCGTGGAGCTGCGCCAGCGCGTCGTCGAAGCTGCCGACGGCATCGGCAAGACCCATGGCGACGGCGGCCTGTCCGAAGAACAGACCAGCCTCGGTGTCGCGCACGGCGGAAGGCTCCAAGCCACGGTGGCGGGCCACCGTCTCGACGAACAGGCCGTAGATACGATTGACCTCGGCCTTGAGGAAGGCGTGGGCCTCGCCAGACATCGGCTCGTGCGGGTTGAGGTCGTTCTTGCGGTCGCCCGCGAACACGGCGGTGTAGTGAAGGCCGTCCTGCGCGTCCTTCTCGGACTGGTCGACGTGCATCGCAATGACGCCGATGGAGCCGACGCCGCCGGTGCGCGAGACGAACACCCGGCTGGCGGCGGACGCCAACGCGTAGGCGGCCGAGAAGGCCATGTCGTTGGCGACGGCCCAGACCGGCTTGATCTGGCTGGCCGCGCGGATGCGGTCGGCCAGGTCGAACACGCCGCCGGATTCGCCGCCAGGCGAATCGATGTCCAGCAGGATGGCCGACACCGCCGGGTTGCCGAGGGCCGAGTCCAGCAGCTGCGTGAGGGTCGCGTAGCTGTTCAGACCCGATTCGGCTTCCAGCCCGACCGTGCGGCGCACCAGCGTGCCGTGGATCGGGATGACCGCCACGCCGGGCGACGATGCGGACGCGGCCCGTGTCGGAGGCGTGAAGCCCGGCGCGGCGGCCAGATCGGCAGTGTTCTGTCGATACGCGACGCGCGGGCCCAGCACGGCCAAGATGACGTCGAGCTTGGGGCGATGGATCGCCAGCGGCACGCCGAAGAGGCGCGCCGACAGATGGGGCAGCAGGTTCATGGGGTGTCCTTCGGGCTGGACTGGCTGGGCGTGCCGGGCACGGCATCGGCCAGCAGTGCGTCTTCCACGGCGTCACGCGACGAGCCCTCGCGGGACGTGTAGCGAGGGTCGGAATCGAAGATCAGGCCGAGGTCGTCGGCGCGCTGGTTGTCGGCGGCGATTTCGCGGTCGACGTCCTCGGCGTCGTAGCCGTTGGCCGAGATGGCTTCCGAGCGCGACATCAGGCCGGAGCGGATGGCCAGCAACATGGCCTTGAATTCCTTCTCCGGATCGACCCACTGCCAACCCTGCGGCACCCACTTGGCGGCGAGGTACTGGCGGCGTCGTGCAGCGCCCCCGCGCGCAAAGCCCGGCGCATCGAGCGCGCCCGCGAGCACGGCCTGCTTCATCCACGCCGCCCACACCGGGCGGCACAGCTGATGCACCAGCACACCGTGCTGCACCATCTCGCAGCGGCGGCGGAACTCCAGCATCCCGGCGCGGATGCTTGAATAGTTCACGCCCGTCAGGTCGCCGGTCAGTTGCTCGTAGGTGATGCCGATGGCGGCAGCCACCGCGCGGAACTGGGTGCGCAGGAACTCGGAGTACGAACCGCCCACGTCGGCCGGATCGGAGAACTTGATGTCCTCGCCCGGCTCCAGAATCTGCAAGGTGCCGGGTTCCAGCCCGGCCAGCGCGATGCCGCCGCCGTCAGCCGCGCCTTCGCCCATCAGGTTGTCCTCGGGGTTGGCGCGCGTGACGAAGCCCGCGAACATCGCGGCGGTTTTCTTGCGCACCAGCTCGGCGTCGTCGTACTGGTCGAGTTCGTTGAGCTTGACCAGCGCGCGCGACAACCAGGGTTCGCCGCGAATCTGGCCGGGGCGCAGCACGCGGTACAGGTGGATCACTTCGCGCGCATCGACGCGCACCGTGTCCATGCCGCCCTGGCCCGACATCGGCGCGAGGCCGCCGTCTTCGGGATGCGAGCGGTACAGGTGGTAGGCCATGCGCCGCCCCATCGCGTCGAACTCGATGCCCGAGCGCACCACGTTGCCGGACGGCAAATCGGTATTGAGGTGCATCGGCAGGTGTTCGGACTCCAGCAACTGAAGTTGCAGGGGCACGGCCAGACCATCCTCCGGGCGGCGCGGGCGTAGCCGGATCAGGCATTCGCCGCCTTCGAGCATCGCCCGGCAGGCCAGCGACTGCAGGCCGTAGAAATCGGTCTGGCCTGCGGCGTCGGCTTCCTCGACCCAGTCGCGCCACAGCGCCTGCACTTCGGTCTTGAACTGCTCATCACCCGACAGGCTCTGCGGCTTGATGCCGGTGCCGACCGCGTTGGCGACAAAGGCTTCGATGCCCGCCTGCGCCCAGGCATTGCGGCGCACGAGGTCGCGGCTCTTGATGCGCAGTTCGGTGCTGGTGGCCAGCATCGCGGCCACCGCGCCGGGGTTGCCGGGCATCCACGCCAGCGCGCGACGGCCACGGCCCGCGGCCTCGTGGACGGGCGACTGACCGAACAGGCGACGGACGGTTTGGGCGAACCACGCCATGTCAGAAGCCCTTGCCCGTGGTGATGCGGATCTGGCGCTTGGCCGCGCCCGCGCCGCGCGCGATCTCGGCTTCGACCGAGCGGATCGCGGCCTGCAGTTCGGCGACGCTGCGGTACTCGACCGTCTTGTCGCCGAAGCTCACGCGGCGCTCGCCGGTGGCCAGCGCCTTCTTGAGCGCATCGAGTTGTTTGCGGGTGTAGCTCACGGGTTCCTCATCGGGTCAGCCATCGGCTCTTGATGACGCGCCGACCGCTCTTGCTGCTGTTGCGGGTGCCAGAGACAGCGAGGCCACCGCGATGGGTGGCCTCGTTGAGTTCGATGTCGTTCAGGGGTGGCGGGTCGTCCGATGGGGACGCCACCCCGAGTTGCCGCTCCAGTTCGCGCCAATGGCGCTCCTCGAAGCGATCCAGCCCTGCCGCCGCCGCAGCGGCGCGGGCATAGACGTAGCAGTCGAGCGCTTCATTGCGCTCGCGCATCTTTTGCCATTCACGCACGGGGAAGCCGTTGCGGTCGCGGCGAGTGATCAGTTGCTCGGCGCAGAGCTGCTGGATGAACTCGGCGTCGATCTTGGGCAGGTGGATGAAGCCCGCAGGAAACGCCGTGGTGACGCCGTCCTCGCCGACATTCGCCGCCTTGCGCAGGTTGTTGTAAAGCTCCAGCTTGGCGATGCCGACCGCCACCGTGAACACCTTGATGCCACGGCGCAGCCGCTTGCCGCCCGCCGTCATGTCCACCGCCGTCGGCGTGCCGATCAGCGCTGCGCCGCGCGCCACGCCCTTGACCGCCATCACGCGCGCGTCATGGCTGGCGCGCACGAAGCTGTACGCCTCCTGCGTCGCAAAACCGGTGTCCAGCGCGAAGCGGGCCAGTGGCATCACCGTGCCGCTGGCGTGCGTCCAGTGCTCGCCGAGCATTTCTGCCAGCCGCTGCCACACCTGCTCGCGGGCGGTGTCGCCCATCAGCACGCGGTGTTCGACCAGCCACGCCTCCTTGCCGCGCCCGAAGGCCCAGACCGAAACTTCGATGCGATCCTTCTGCACGTCCGCGCCACCCACCAGCAGCAGGCCGCCCAGCGGCACGCTGCCCAGCCGATAGTCCTCGCGGCGCTCGACCAGCCGCTGCCAGTCGGGCGTCTCGCCTTCCTCGACCCACGTCTCACCGAGTTCGGTGTTCTTGAAGGTCTTGATCGCCGCCGCCGATCCGGATTCCTTGCTGACCGCCGCCTCCCACGCGGCGGCGATGTCGCCCCACGCGCGCCAGCCGACCGGGCTGTAGAGCGACGACAGGTGAAAGCCCGCCGTCTTGCCCGAGGTGTCGGCCATCGCGCGCCATTCGCCGTGTTCGAGCATCCAGGTCTTGTGGTGCTCGGCGATGGCGGTGTCGCAGGATTCGCAGACGTAGGCTGCCGTCGCGGGCTGGCCCTTGTCCCAGCGCAACTGCTCGAAGCGCAGCCACTGCCGGTGCGAACAATGCGGACATGGCACGAAGTAGCGGCGCTGGTCGCTGGCCTCGTACTCGCGCTCGATGGCCGAGGCGCCGGAGATCGTCGGCGTCGAGACGATGAAGATCTTGCGCCGGGCGAAGGTGCGCGTGCGCGCCTCGGCCAAAGAAACAGCATCGCCTTCGCCCTCGACGTCCAGCGGGTAGCCGTCCACTTCGTCGAGGAACAGGTAGCGCACCGGCATCGAGCGAAGGCCCACGGCGCTGTTCGCGCCCGTCATCACCAGCACGCCGCCCCGAAATTCCTTGGCCAGAATCGTGTTGCCCGAATCGCGCGAGCGCGCCGGAGCGATCAGTTCGGCCAGCACGCCCGATTCCTCGATCAGCGGGTCGATGCGCTGCTTGGAGTTGCGCTTGGCCATCTCCACCGTGGGCCACACGGCCATCATCGGCCCCGGCGCGTGGTGGATGACGTAGCCGATCCAGTTCGACCCCATCTCGGTCGCGCCGAGTTGTGCGGCCTTCATGAACACCACGCGTTCGACCGGCGAAGTCGGCGACAGGCTGTCCATGATGGCCTTGAGGTACGGCGTGCGCCCCGTGCGCCAACGGCCCGGCTCGGCGGACGCCTTGCTGGAGAGCACTCGGTGCCGATCTGACCACTCCGACACGGACAGCAGCGGATCGGGCGTCAACCCTTCGCGCCACGCGCGAGCGATTTCGGCAGCGCCTTCGTAGTCGATGTCCATCAATCCACTCGCGGGCGCAGATCGCCCAGTTCCTGCAAGTGCTCGCGCACGGCGGCTTCCAGCGCGACGTGCATCGTGTGCGGGTCGATGGCGAGCTTGGCCGCCATCTGCGCTGACACGCGCGCAGGCCAGTTGAGCCACGCATCGCGCTCGGCGCGCGCCAGCTTGAAGACGTGGGCGATGGCCTGATTGCGCTCGACCAGTTCGCCCTTGAGCCGCGCCAGCCGCACCTTGTTGGTCTGCGCCTTGACGACCTCGTTGACGGTGCGGGCCTGAAGCAGCGAGGTACCACCCGCAGGGAGTGCGGCCGGGCCGTCGCCTGCAGGTGCGGTGTCAGGCGGTACGGCCACGCGCACGGGCCTGGCCCGCGTGCCGTTGCGCGGCGCTTCGGTGTTGCGGGCCCACTCGGCGTCGGCGCGATCCGGGTCAACGGTGCCGTCGGCCTCCGGCGTGATGCGGCCCGCCGCGATGGCCTTGCGCACCGCCGCGTCGGAAACGCCACGGTGGCGCGCATAGGCGCGAATCGAGAGTCCCATCGGCACCTTCTTCAATCATTTTTCGGGTGGCTCCTGTGCGAGCAGAAAGAGCTTGGCTTCCATTGGGAATAGCGCGTTCATCACGTCACGCCATCAACCACGTCGAAAGGACGACCCATGAACAAGCCAGCCCCTGACACCCTCGCCATCAAGCTCGCCGAAGCCGCGATGACGGTCTTGGTTCGCGTCTGCCGCAACGAAGTCGCCACTGCCAGCAACGCCCAACTCGAAGCTGCCTGTGCATCGATGCGCGCCAGCGCCAAGACGGTCGTCGATCAACTGTTGGATGACGCGCGGACTGCGCCGTGGATCGCGGAAACCGCGTTCCATGCCGCCGCCCTCGAACTGGCCGAAGCGGGCATCTCGTCGCTGCGCGGGCGTTGAAGCAGAAAGAGCTTGGCTTCACCGGTGAACAGCGCGTTCATCACGATCCCAATCAACCACTGCAAAGGAGCAGACCATGAGCACCACGCAACTCACCCTGGCCCAGCACGCCATCCTCGCCAAGGCCATCAACACCAGCGGTGGCAAGATCGAGTGGTTTCCCGACAACATCAAAGGCGGTGCGCGCACGAAGGTGCTGGCAGGCATGTTCAACCGCGCCCTGATCACGCCCGACGGCCAGGACGGCAAGAGCTGGCGCGTCGCCGCCGAGGGCTACGACGCCCTGGGCATGCCGCGCCCCGGTAGCGAGAGGCGAATCGGCAGCTTCGAGGTCAAGCTCGACGAAGTCATCGCCAACGCCGAAGCCTCCCAGACCACAGCGCCCACAGTTCCGGAGCCCCTTGATGCGGAACTGGAGGCCGCCGTGAGCGCCGCCGAAGCTCAGTGGACGAAGCAGAAGGCCGACAGCGACAAGCCCGCCACGCGCAGCCGCAAGAACAGCAAGCAGGCCGAGGTCATCCGGATGCTCCAGCGCCCGGAGGGCGCGACCATCAGCCAGATCTGCGCCGCCACCGGCTGGCAGGCCCACACCGTGCGCGGCACCTTCGCCGGAGCCTTCAAGAAGAAGCTCGGACTGACCCTCACCTCGGACAAGGCCCGGGGCGGCGAGCGCGTCTACCGCGTCGCCTGAGAAAGATCGAGCCGGAGGCCAGATAGAGCTTGGCTTCCGGCTCGCACAGCGCGTTACTACAAGCATCGCAACGCAGCCACCAAGGAGCAGAACATGAGCAACGAGACCATCCCCGCCACACGCAACGAGGGTTGGGGTTTCTGGGGCACGATGGGCGGACACGCCAGCATCGCGTGGCCCTTGGCCATGAACGCCGTCGCCAACGCCACGGGCGAGGACTTCGACACCGTCCGCGTTTTCCTCGACAGCCGCTACGGACGCCACTTCGCGGACGAAGTCCACAATGGCCTGTTCGACGGCAAGAGCATGCAGGACGCCATCGACGCCGCCACGCAGCAGTGGATGGGCTGGACGATTGGACGCCAGACCAGCCGCGACTACGGCATCCCGCGCGAGCTGCCCTACCTGACGGGCTTCGTGATTCACTGCGCCATCAGCGAGGAACTCGCCGCCTGAACGTCGAACGGCAGGCCATCGGCCACGCGAATCGCTTGCTTGCCGCTCCAGTCCTGCCAGCGCCGCACGATCACGTCGGCGTACTTCGGGTCGAGTTCGATCAGGCGCGCGATGCGGCCTGATTTATCGGCGGCGATCAGCGTGGTACCGGAGCCGCCGAATGGATCGAGCACCACGTTGCCCGGGCGGCTGGAATTGCGCAGCGCGCGCTCCACCAGTTCCACCGGCTTCATAGTCGGGTGCAGGTCGTTCTTCTGCGGCTTCTTGATCTGCCACACATCGCCCTGGTCGCGGTCGCCGCACCAGTGGCGCTCGCCGCCTTCGGGCCATCCGTAGAGGATCGGTTCGTACTGGCGCTGGTAGTCGGCGCGGCCCAGCGTGAAGGTGTTTTTCGCCCAGATGATGAAGGTCGACCACTTGCCGCCCGCCGCGCGGAAGGCCGATTGCAGCGTGTCGAGTTCGCTGGACGACATCGCCACGTAGATCGCGCCCCGGCAGTGCGCGACCATCGGCGTCAGCGCCGCCAGCAGGAAATCGTAAAAACCGTCGCCGAGGTTGTCGTTGAGGATCGCGCGATCCTTGCCGCGCAGCTTGTCCTTCGCGCTGTTGGCGTAGTTAACGTTGTAGGGCGGGTCGGTGAAGACCATGTCCACCGTCTCGCCATCGAGCAGCGCTTCATAGCTCGCGGCCACGGTCGCGTCGCCGCACAGCAGACGATGCGGGCCGAGCTGCCAGACATCGCCGGGGCGTGAGACCGGCGTCTCGCTGACCTCCGGCACAGCGTCGTCGTCGGTCTGGCCCTCGTTGTCGGGTTCGTCACCCACCAGCAGTTCGGCCAACGCGTCGGCGTCGAAGCCGGTCAGGTCGAGGTCGAAGCCTTCGTCCTGCAAGCCTTCCAGTTCAACTCGCAACAGTTCTTCATCCCACTCGGCGTTCTCGGCGATGCGGTTGTCCGCGATTACCAGCGCGCGGCGCTGCGTCGGCGTCAGGTGGTCGAGCACGACCACGGGCACAGCATCGAGGCCGAGCTTCTGCGCGGCGGCCAATCGTCCGTGCCCAGCGACGATCACGCCGTCGCTGCCCGCGAGGACAGGATTGGTGAAGCCGAACTCCGCGATGCTCGCGGCGATCTGCGCCACCTGCGCATCCGAATGCGTGCGCGCGTTGCGGGCATAGGGCACGAGCTTGGCGATCGGCCATTGCTCGATCTTGTCGGCCAGCCACTTCATGCTGCCACCTCCACTTCGCGTTCGGCGGCAACTGCATCAAAGCTCTGGCCGGTGGCCAGCAGCGTGATGGCGACGTCGGGATGGTTCTGCCGGAAACGCCGGACGGCGACATCGACGTACTCCGGCGCGATCTCGACCGAACGGCAGATGCGCCCGGTGCGCTGCGCGGCCAGCATCGTGCTGCCGCTGCCGCCGAACGGCTCGAACATCACATCGCCCTCGGCGGTGAATGCCTCGATGACGAACTGCGGCAGCGCGACCGGGAACACGGCGGGGTGGTCGATGCCTTCGCCGATCTTCCCCTTGTGGCGCATGATGCGGATCACCGAGTCAGGGATGCGCATGTCCTGCGTCGGTTGGCCTGCGTGCGTCCAGCCGTTGACCTCGCCATCCTTGTTGCGCATCGCGGTGGACGAGCCGTCGGCGCGCAGGTGCGTTTCCTGCCCGGCGAACTTGCAGGGCACGATCTTGTTCGGCTTGCGGCTGGCGCGGTTGAAATGGAACACGAACTCAAAGCTGGGCGCGAAGCGGCCTTGCCAGTCGCCGGGCATTCCCGGCCCCTGATCCCAGACATACCAGCCGAAACGCCGCCAACCCTTCGCCCGCATCCAGCCGAGCCACGCCTCCCAATACGGGACGAACTCGTTGTCGCGGTGGATCAGGCCGAGGTTGACCAGCACCTGACCGTCGTCGGCCATCGGCAGTCGGTCGAACACGCCGCGCATCAGTGCGTCCCAATCGGCGATGCCGCCGGTGGTGTAGTCGCGCTGGTTGCCGTAGGGCGGCGACGTGAAGCACAACGCCGCGCGCTCGCCCGCCATCAGGATGGTGACCACGTCGGCGTCTGCGGCATCGCCACAAATCAGGCGATGCGCGCCAATGGCCCAGACGTCACCCGCGCGGGACACTGCCGTGGCTGGAACTTCCGGCACGTCGTCGGCGTCGTCCGCCGATTCTTCGACCCGCGTGTTGCCATCCGGCTCCTCGGCGCTGGCCAGCAGGTCTTGCAGCTCGCCGTCCTCGAAACCCGTGAGCGCCAGCTCGTATCCGGCCTCGGACAGCTCGGCCAGTTCCAGTGCCAGCATCTCCTCGTCCCAACCCGCGTCCAGCGCGAGCCGGTTGTCGGCGATGACATAGGCGCGCTTCTGCGCCGGGCTCAGGTGCGCCAGCTCGATGACCGGCACGTCTGCCAGTTCCAGCTTGCGCGCGGCGGCCAGACGCCCGTGGCCCGCGATGATGCCGTTGTCGCCATCCACGAGGATCGGGTTCGTCCAGCCGTACTCGACGATGCTGGCCGCGATCTTGGCGATCTGCGCGTCGTTGTGCGTGCGCGGATTGCGGGCGTAGGGGATCAGCGTCTCGACCTTGCGGTAATCGACGTTCAAGAGGTTCAAGGTTTCGGGTTCCGGAAAAACGAAACCCGCCGACGGACGATGCCGTGGGCGGGTTGGAGTGAATAGGTGCGAACTGGACGGGGTGCGAACCTGCGAACCGTGCGAACCTCGGTTCGCACCCTGACGCTAGGAAAGCGTCGCGCTCGCGCCCCCCGCATGGGTTATTCCGCAGGAAGGGCCCATTTCGCCTCGGGAGCGTGGCTTTGAAGCGACTGTGGCTTCTTCGTCACTGATCCCGAGCATGGACTGAATACTACGCTCGGGAGCCGGTTTTTGTTGCACGCTCAAAAGCCGCTGACGCTCGCCGATGCACTCGCATTGCAGACCATGCGCGCCAAATCACGCCAAATCACTACGCGACGACGACGCCATTGAGTTGGTCGGCGACCGTCTGCAAGGCGCGCTGCCAGCGTCGCCATGCCGTCGTGCGGTCGCAGGCGATGCGGATGGTGATGTCGCGCCAGCCGTACCGCTTGGCGCGCATCCACACCAGATGCCGTTGCTCGACCTCCAGCCACTGCACCCACTTCATCGTCTCCAGCATCCGGTCGATGGCGTCCGGGGTCGGAGGAAACGGTCGGTAGACGTGCTCGTCGGCGGCAAAGGCTTCCCACTCCTTGCGCACGATGATCGGCCACGTGTTGAAGTAGCCCTGCACACGCACGGGCGGCAGGCGACGTCCAGTGCTCGCCGCCTCCTCGAAGCGCGCGGCCACGTCGTCAATCGTCCACGGGGTTCGACGGTCAGCCATGACGCGCCCCTCCGTAGAGCCGTTCGCCGATCCGGCGGATGAACTCGCGCTCGATGAAGTCGAGGCGTTCGTCGGCAGCGTTGACGACGAGGATGTGCTGGTCGCGCCAGCCGCGCTGCTTCATCGCTTCGAGGTCGGTGGTCTCGGGCTGGACGCGCGCCAGCGGGCAGCGATAGGTGGGCGTGGGAATCTTCATCTCACACCTCCCGTTCCAGATCGTGCTGCGCGATGGCCCAGTGCAGCAACGCCAGTGCGTCGGCCTCGTTGTCGTCGGACGGCGAATGGCCGCGCGCGGTGACGGAGGCGATCACCTCGTCCTTGCCCGCGTTGCCTTTGCCCGTGGCGTGCTTCTTGATCGTGCCGACCGGCACGCCCTGATACGGAATCTGGTGGTGCTCGCACCACGCCGTGAGCGTGGCGAGGAAGCCGCCGTAGACGTGCGCCGCGTCGGTCGAGACGTGGCGGCGGACTTCCTCGAAGTGCAGCGCATCGATGCCGCTGGTCACGGCCTTCAGTTCCGTGAGCCACCGCTTGAAGCGCAGGAAGCGCATCCCGCCGCCTTCGAAGCGTTGCGAGCGGAAGTTCTCAGAGCCGCTGGTGATGTGGCCGTCGCTGCCGCGCAGCGCCCAGCCGGTGATAGTGCCCAAGTCGAGGGCGAGGATGGTGGTGGTCATGGTTGCGTTCCTCGTTCGGTGAGGACTGACGCATCCGACACGCGGTATCGAAACCCCTATGAGGCGTGCGCACGCGCCCGCGCGGGGAAAGTTACGACGTAGTGCGTCAAATGTGTCAGTCGGATGCGTCGGCATGGCAGTCAGTCGTCGGCGTATGGGGTGTAAGCGGGCGTGGGCGGGTTCTTGAGGCCGATGCCACGGAAGCCGCGAACGCCCGCCGTGTTGCGCCACTTCTCGACGCCACGGGTGATGAGCAGGTCGGAAAACCGGCGCTGCGAGCCGATGAACTCGCCTGCGGAGTCAGCCCACTGCTTCCAGTCGCCGAACAGCTCGGCGGTCAGCGACTTCGCGTTGGCCTCGCGCACGCAGCGTTCGTCGAGCCAGCGGCCCAGCGCGTCCTCGGCCTCGAAATACTCCTCGGTCGCTTCGAGCACCTGCTGCGGCGGATCGAGCCTGCCCAGGCGCAGCCAGTCGAGACAGCCCTGAACCGCCCACGCCAAGATGCCGTCCCGCTCGGCCAAGAGCTTCTGCTGGAGATGCTTGTCGCGGCGGTCGGGTGGCACGGTGATCGTGAACGGGATCAGGTGCAGACGCCGCTTCATCGCCTCGTCGATGTTGCGGATGGCGGGCTTGTGGTTGCCCGCGACGAACAGCTTGAACTGCGGGAAGAACTCGAAGAAGTCCTGCCGCATGAAGCGCGCGGAGATCTTGTCGCCGCCCGTGAGGTTCTTGATCTTCGACTCGGCCCAACGCCGCCCTTGCTCGGTTTCGATGGCGGCAACGAACCGTGCGCCGCGCAGACCCGCCATGTCGGTCGGATGCCGGTCGGTGCGCGTCTCCATGAACGTGTCCATCGGCGCGTTGGCCGCGTAGTCGCCCAGGATCGTGGCCAGCGTGTTGACGAACACCGACTTGCCGTTCGCGCCCGTGCCGTAGAGGAAGAACAGCGCGTGCTCCTGCGTCGAGCCGGTGAGCGCGTAGCCAGTCATGCGTTGCAGGTAGGCTTGCAGCTCGGCATCGCCACCCGTGACCTCGGCGAGGAACTGCCGCCAGATCGGGCAGTCGCCACCGGGCGTGGCCGTGGTGATCTTGGTCATCCGGTCGGCACGGTCGTGCGTGCGCTGCCTGCCGGTCTTGAGATCGACCACACCGCCGGGCGTGTTGAGCTGCCACGGATCGGCGTCCCATTCGGCGGTGGTGGCCGCGTGCCTGCGATCCGCGCGCGCCAGCCGTTCGACGCCGCCGACCGTGCCGGAGGTGGCGAGCTTGGCGGCGATCTTCGGGTTGTCGGCGTGGACGGCGGCGTGGCGGCAGACGCTGCGGATCAGGTCGGTCGCCGCCAGCGTGTCCTCGGTGCGCCAGCGGTGCCCGTCCCACACCAGCCAGCGTCCCCATGCCGCGACGTAGCGCCAGTCGCGGTGGTAGCGCCGGGTGAAGGCCAGCGCCAGCGCATCTTCGGTGCCCCACACCGATTCGTCGCTGCTGACGACCGGCGCGGCATCCTCGTCGATGTCGTGCATTTGGAGGCGCGGGCCGTGAGTGAGGAAGGCCGCGACGTCGAAGCCTTCGGCCACGGCGTCCGCCGCGTCCCAGCCTTCCGCCGCTTCTTCGGGCGGGTACAGAATGTGGCAGGTCTTCGCGCCCGCCGACAGGATGGCCTGTGCCGCCTGCGTCGCGTACTCCCAGCCCGGCTTGTCACGGTCGGGCCAGATGAGCACGGCCTTGCCCGCCAGCGGCGACCAGTCGGTCTTCTCGACCGGCGCGTTCGCGCCGTGCATCGCGGTGGTGGCATTGACGTCCGCGTCGATCAGCGCCTGCGCGCACTTCTCGCCCTCGACCAAGACCACCTGCGCGGCGCTGCTCATGCCCGGCTGGTTGTAGAGCGGGCGCGGATCGGGCGGAGCCATCTTGCGACGGCGCGCATCCCACGGACGGAACTCCTTCTTGCGGCCGGGCGGGTCGTAGCGGTAGACGACCGCGATCAGCTTGCCGGAGGCGTCGAGGTAGTCCCACTTCGCGGTGGCCGGGCCGAGGTCGTCGACGGGCGCTTCCTTTTTCGTTTTGCGCGCCAGCGCCATCGGAGCACGTCCGAGCAGTTCGGTCGCCGCGTCGAGCGTGCGCGGGAAGCCGGCGTGGGCATCGATGCCGTGGTGGGCGGCGATCAGCGCGAAGATGTCACCGCCGTCGCCCGTGGCGCGATCCGTCCACAGGCCCGCCTTGTCGCCATCGAGCACGATCTCCAGACTGTCGCCCGGACTGCCAAGCACGTCGCCGGAGAGGAACTTGCCGCCGCGCTTTCGGCCTGCCGGAAACAGTGCGGCCAGCACCGATTCCAGCCGCGCCAGCAGTTCGGCGCGGATCGCTTCGCGTTCGGCGCCGAGGTCACGAGGAACAGGGGTGTGCGTGTCGTTGAAATCAAGCATCCACAGCCTCCTCGTCGGAGGGCTGCTGCGCGACGATCCACCCTTCCAGTTCGTTGGGCTTGAAGCGAACGAGCTTGCCGACGCGGTAGTGCGGGATGCGGCGCTGCTGGCGTTCCTTGGCTTGCGAGAGCCAGTAGGTCGGCAGATTGAACATCAGCGCCGCTTGGCGCGCGTCGATGAATTGCTCGCCGAGCACCTGATCCAAAGGGGTGTGGTTCATGTCGGCCTCCAGCAGCGGTCTTGCCACGCGCACATGCGGCACTCGAAATGGGTGGCGTCGTTGAAGTTGCGCGGCAGCAGCTCACCGGCTTCGGTCGCGGAGATGACCTTGACCGCGCGGTCGGTCATGCGCTGCGCCAGCGAAGAATCGAAGTCCACCAGCTCGACGTAGACGTCCATCGTGTCGGCGTTGATCGCGGTGAACAGCGCCGGGTGCTCGTGCAGTTGCAGGTGCGCCTGATACAGCGCGACCTGCGCCGCATACACCGGCTTGGCGACCACGAGGCCTTTGGCTTCCAGCTCGCGCCACGCCTTCGCGCCGAGGCATTTGTTCTCCCACAGCGCGGGATAGCGGAAGCCCTCCGGCCCGTCGACGAGTACGCCATCGACGTGACCGCGCAGCCGACCGTGCGCGTCGGAGAAACCGAACTGGCCGCCGTCGGGTCTCTGCGTGCGTAGGTCGAAACCCGCGCCGCGCAGCCACGCCACCATGCAGTCCTCCATGACGTGGCCGCGCTCGAAGATGCGCAGCATCCGACCACCCGTGTCGCGCCCGTGATCCACGGGAGCCTTGGCATATTCGAACTGCAAGGCGCGCTCGCACTCGATGCCCAGACGCGATGCGCCGAGGTAGTCGCGCGCGGGTTGCTGCTCGCGCATGCGCTGCATCCCGATGTCGATCAGTGCCGTGATCTGGCCGGAGACGCTGGCCGAGGAATTGAAGTCCATCATGGCTTCTTCCCCTTTGGCTCGTCCCAGAACGCCTTGTCCTCCAGATCGGAGAAGCCGAACGGATCGGGCGTCGGCTCCATGCCGCGCACAGGCGGGTACTTGGTCACCTCGTGGTGCTCGACCATCGCCTCCGTGTAGCAGGTGACGATGGCGTCGATGACGCGCAGCGCCTCGGCTTCGGCGTAGTCGCCCAGCGGTTTGCCGAAACCAATCTCGCCCGCTGCCTCGCCGAAGGCCTTCAGGCATTTGCGCATCGCGCCCAGCTCGACATCAGACGGATCGATCATGGCGACCTCCGTCTTGGGCGTGCGCCCTTCCTGCACGCGCGTCCAGTTGCCATAGAGCGCGTGAAAGGCGTCCTGACAGCGGCGTGAGCAGAACACCCAGTCCATCACGTAGCGGCGCGGATCGGCGGTCTGGAACCGGCCATCCGTGTGGCCGTAGCCGCGCGCCTGTCGTTTGCAGACCCAGCATTTCATTCGCCTCCCTCACTGCGCCCACGCGGGCTTGCCGGTCACCGGAGCGCGCTGTGGCGCGGCGGATGTGGCGGTGGCGTAGGACGAAGGCGCGGCCTGTGCCGGAGCGCCGGAGTTACCACCGCCGGTCTTGGTCTTGGGCGGCACGCCCATGAACTTGGCGTAGTCGGGATGGTCGGGTTCGACCGCGAGCTTCACGACGTTGCGATCACCACCCTTGGCATCCTTCTCGACGTCCACGCGTGCGAGGAACTCGATGCCGTCCAGTTCGTGGAAGCCCTGGATGCGGCGTGCCGCAGAGGCTTGTGGGCTGTTGTCTTGCGGATGGACGTTGCGGGCGCTGTTGAGCGCGGCGCGGATGAAAGTACGCCCCATCTGACCCCAGGTCGGCCCCTTCGGCGAGTACAAGCCAATGTTCGACCACATCTTGCGTTTGGCGTGGTCGCCTGCAGTCACCACGAACTCGGCAGCGAGATAGACCGAGCCGGTGTCGAGGGACTGGGTGGCGTAGCCGCCCGTCCAGTTCTGCGACGGGTCGTCGTGACCACCGGGTTTGATGGTCATGCGCACCGGGACGATGGTGCCCTTGGGGATGAGATCGAAGCCTTGCTGCTGCTCGGCGTCGTTGAAGTCGTTCCAATTCTGTGTGGTCATGGCGATTACTCCTGAGATTCGATGGATGGGGGAATGGCGGCGCTGGCGGGCACGGGCGTGCCCGCGCACTTGGCGATCAGCGCGTTCAAGTCCGGCGGTTCGAGCAGGTCGAGGCGACCGCTGCGGTCTTTGGCCGGGAAGCCGTAGGGATTGAGGGTGTGGGTGACGAAGGCGCGGAAGCTGCTGTCGCGGCCATCCGGGTTCTGGGCCTTGATCTCGGCCAGCGTCACGACCTCATCGACGATGCCAGGCAGTTCGAGGCTGGTCTTGCTGCCTTCGATCTGCGGCACGAACACCTTGCGGTTGTAGTCGTCGAGCCGTTCGTCGAGGATGCAGACGAACACCACGTTCTTACCGCGCGCGTGTTGCAGGTGCGTCAAGGCGCTGACCATCTCCTGGCCGAGCAGGCCGTAAGCGCCGCGCATGTCGGGCTTGCCGGTGCGGTCGCTGACAGCGCCCGGTTGCGTCTTGCACCACGCGAAGCATTGGCGCGAGAGCTGCGTGATCGAGTCGAGGAAGAACGTGTGGTAACGGTCGAGCTGCGCCGGGTCGCCGAACTTCTCGATGACGTGGTCGTAGTGCGCATGCGAGAACGCTGCGTCCGGCGGCAGCGACTTGTCGGGCCCGGCAAGGAACACGAAGAAGTCGCGCGATTCCGGCCACGAGGCCGGACGGATGGTGTCGCCCGGCCAGTCGGCAACGGCCAGGTCGCCCGCCTCGATGTCGAGGAACAGCGTGGTCTTCGGATCGAGGTCTTTGAGCCGGGTGGTCTTGCCGATGCCGGACTTCCCGAGCATCAAGAGCTTCACGCCCTTGCGCTCGGCCATGCGCTGTTGCGCGGAGATGATGGGGAGGCTCATCACGCAACCTCCCTCAGCTCGTCGGCGACGGCCGGATTCCAGAGAATCTGGTAGCCGCTGTGGCCGTTGCGCGAGTACGGCATGGCCTCGGCCCACGCTTCACCGGCTTCGGTCAGTTCCCATTCGTCGCGGTCGTTGCGAAACTGGAAACCGCCCGCCGCCAGCAACTGGTTCGTCGCCTTCGCCGAGCGGTTCAGCAGCTTGCCGAGCTGGGTGGCGTTGAGCGAGCAGATCGGCTCGTTGGCGGCGGGCAGCGTGCGGCGCAGCGTCTCGACGGCGAGGCCCGTGTTCTCGTGAATGCAGGTCAGCGTCGCCGCCATCGCAATGCCGGACTTGACGCCCGGCACCTTCGCCACGGCGTCGCCGATCAGCAGGATCGCGGACACGCGGTCGTGGGTCAGCGCGGGCAAGGCCGCCAGCGTGCCGGGGACGGCATACGCGCCGGTCTTGCGGATCGCGGGCAGCACCTCGCCGGTCACCCAACGCTTGAAGCGTTTCGCGGCGTCCTTCGTGCTGCCGAGGATCAGGGCGTAAAGGCCCGACTCGTTGACGTGGTTGGCGCGCTGCGTGCGTCCGAGGTTGTCGATGACCTCCAGTTTCTGGAGATCATCGGCATCGACGTGGGACTTGATCGCCTGTGACGGGTTGCCCATCTCCAGCGCATCACAGACGTCGCTGGCGTTGAACCACGGCAGGCCCGCGTCGTCGACCTGCACACGCACGGCGTGCGCTTCGAACTGGAAGGGAATGATCGCGCTCATGATCAGCCCTCCCACTCGATGTCAGCGATGCGGTCGGCACCGCGCGCGGCGCGCTTGCGCACTTCGGTGTGGAGGTCTTCCAGCGCGTTGCGACGGCGGTTCAAGGCCGACGCCTCCACGCTGGCGGTCTGGATGGCGAAGGCCAGTTCGTCCACCGTGGCCGCGTCGAGCGCGACGACGACCACGGTGCCCTCGGCGTTGCGGTAGTGGATGTCCGCAGGCAGGGATTCGCCGAAGATGGACGGGAGCTGCTTACGCAGCAAAGCGATGAGGCTGGTGCTCATGAACAGTGCTCCGAATCGAGGGAAAGGGTGAAAGACGGCTTGCCCGGCTCGACCGTGCGAGCGGTGGCGAACTCCTGCTGGAGCGACGGCGGCCAGTTGGTGAAGCGCGATTCGGAAACCGCCAGCTTCACGTCGAGGAAGTGCTCGACCTTCTCGCCGGAGGCCACGATGTGGGCGGCGATATCGCCGAGCTTCTTCTGATCCCAACTGACCTTCTTGGGCAGCTCGAACTTGATGTGCAGCGCGCCGTCGTCGATGTGCGCGGTGCCGAAGTCGCGGCCGGAATCGCGCAGCGCCGTGCGGGCCTGTTCGCCATAGGCGGCGTCGAGTGCCGCATCGAACTTGGTACGTGCCTTTTTGAGCCAGTCGAGGGCTTCGTCGAGGTTCTTGTCGATCTCGGCCTTCTGCGCGGCGGGCAGCGCGGCCAACTGGCTGACGGACATCGCGGCGATGTCGGCGGGAAAGAGGGTGATGTCGCTCATGGCATCGCTCCTCAGACCGCCGCGCGTTCGGACGTCGAGTCGTGCAGCGCGTCGCGCTCGAACTCGATGACCGCATCCACGGGGTAGCCGACGCGCTTGGACAGCTTCAGGTAGCGCGGGCCGCGACCTTCGCTGCGCCAGCGTTGCAGGGTCTTGGGGCTGACGCCCCACCGCTGGGCCAGTTCGTTCTCGTTGAGTACCCGGCGGTCGCCGGGCGATAGGCTGTTGATCCCCTGAGCGTTCGCCGATGAGGGCGACCGGGGAAAAGGGCTTGCTGATGTCTGCATGGAACGCTCCTGTTGCGTTGTTGAGGAACAGGTGTCATTCCAAAATTCGGGTGGCGAACCTTGAAGGGACGCAATGGCGAACCATGCGGAAACTTCGGGTTCGCCAATCCGCCCGCGCCAACGAAAACGGCGAGCACATGGCTCGCCGTCGTCAGCGGAAATCGGGGACGGGGTTCAGGCGTCGGCAAAGCCCAGCAGCCGACGCTGTTCGACCCAGTCGCGGGGCAACGGGTCTTGGCGGCCGCGCAGCGTGTGCAGGTTCAGATGCCGGGGTTGGCGGCCCTCGAAGATCGCCTCGACGATGTCCGGGGCCAGCATGGTCATGCGCAGCACCTCGGCCGCCCAGCCTGTCTCCACTTTCAGCGCGCGCGCCAGATCTGCGGTCGTCGGATAGACGCCTTCGTCGATCAGCCGCTTCCAGTAGAAGGCCTTGCCCAGCGTCTTGATCATCGGCGCGTCGAAGCCGCCCACCGCACCAGTGGCGTCGGGCGCGGGCGGGATCAGCAGTTTGCGGTTCTGGCGGTGCGTGATCGTCAACGGCACCAGCGTGACCCGCTGATCGCCGCTGACGTAGCTGCGGGCATCGGTACCGACCTCGATGTGGACGGTGCGCTTGCGCGGGTTCGCCGTGGTGTTCATGCCAGCGCCTCTTCGGTCTGCGCGCGGGCTTCCTCGACAAGCGGGTGCGCGCCGATGTCGGCACCGAAGCCGATCCAGCCGTCCTCGCGCCAGACGATGTCCAGCCCATGCCCGTGCAACCGCACCCGTTCGATCAGCAGCCGCGTGATGCGTTGCTGCTCGGCGGGGAACAACTGCGCCCACACGTCGCCGATGCGCTGCATGGCCACGACCACCTGCGCTTCGTCGAGCTTGCTACCTGCAGGATGCTGCTGGCAGGATCGCCACACCGCGATCAGCATCTGCGGCGCGGAGAGCGCCGCGTGGATTTGTGCCAGCACCGCGTTCTCGATTTCGGCGGCGGGCAGATGGCCGACGTCCGGCCGATCCGGAGTATGGGGCGATAGGCTCGCGCCCGCGTTGCGTCGCTTGTGCAGGTAGGGAACGTAGTAGCGGTACTGCCGCCCGTTCTTCTTCTTGACGAAGGAGTGCAGCATGCGCTGGCCATCGGGCGCGAACAGCAGGCCCGCCAGCAGCGCCGGATGCTTGGCGGCGTGTTCGCGCGGCGCCTGCTTGCGCCGTTCGATGAAGGCGTGCGCCGCATCCCACAGCGCCGGGGTGGCGATGGCTTCGTGTTGGCCCTCGTACCACTGGCCGTTGTTGGAGATTTCACCGAGGTAGATGCGGTTGCGCAGCATCGTGAACAGGTACTGCTGGTCGATGGTGCGCCCCGGTCGCTGCCGTCCGGTTTGCGTCACCCACGCCTTGGTGGTGTGGCCTTCGATGTCCAGTTCGCGCACCAGTCGCGCCGCCGAGCCATGCTCGCCGTAGCGCCGGAAGATGTCGCGCACCAGCGCCGCCTCGCGTTCGTTGACGATGAGCTTGCGCTCGACGACGTCGTAGCCCAAGGGCGGAACGCCGCCCATCCACATGCCCTTGGCCTTGCTCGCCGCGATCTTGTCGCGGATGCGCTCGCCCGTAACCTCGCGCTCGAACTGCGCGAAGGACAGCAGGATGTTCAGTGTCAGCCGCCCCATCGAGGTCGTGGTGTTGAACTGCTGCGTGACCGAGACGAAGGACACGCCGTTGCGGTCGAACACCTCGACCAGCTTGGCGAAGTCCGGCAGGCTGCGCGTCAGGCGATCGATCTTGTAGACGACCACGGTGTCGATCTTCCCGGCCTCGATGTCGGCCATCAGGCGGCGCAGCGCCGGGCGCTCCATGTTGCCGCCGGAGTAGCCACCGTCATCGTAGCCGTCGCCGACGGCGATCCAACCCTCGTGCCGCTGGCTGGCGATGAAGGCGAGGCCCGCGTCGCGCTGGGCTTCGAGGCTGTTGTATTCCTGATCCAGCCCTTCGTCGGTGGATTTGCGGGTGTAGACGGCGCAACGCTTCTTCGGCGTGACCGTCGGCAGGGAATGAGCGCGCGGGGAACTCATGCCGTCACCTTCTTGGCGGCGGGCGTCTTCAGGCCGAAGAACACTGGGCCCGACCAGTGGCTGCCGGTGATGTGGCCCGCAATCGCGGACAGGCTCTTGAAGCGTTGCCCCTGATACTCGAAGTCGCCCGTGCCGCGCACCAGCACGCGATGCTCGACGTCGTCGTAGATGCGCGTGAGGATGGTGCCGGGCAACAGGCGTTGAGCGTCGCTTCGCAGCGACTTGGGCAGGATACCGGTTTCACCGACCTCTTCGAGCTTTTTGCGCAGAGAGGGTTTCAGACCGCCGAAGGCGCGTTCCTGAATCCTGTAGGCCAGTCGGCTCTCCAGCCAGCCGCGATGGTGGTGGCCGGGCCGTTCATCGAAATGCTCGTCCCACAGTGCCCAGAGATCGCCCATCGACAGATGGGGGATTCCGGCGACCTGGGCGGCGACCGTGGTGGCGGGTGGTGGTGCGTGTGCCGTCAT